CCTCTCGCAGCTGCTTGATGTTATTTGCCATTTGAAACCTCCTCTCTGAAATGCTTGAAACATGAACTGCTCCGTGTTAAAATTGCCTTGTGGTTATAACGTTGACTTCTTGGGTGTCGATTGCTGTCAATCCAGCAATACGTGCATGAGAATGGTTGTTACCGCTGATAGGAAAATGGGTTGCCAATACTCTTTGAGATACCGTTTCATGGGTGGCTCACCCCCTTTGTGCTTCTTTCGATGGGATCAAGCGGCTCGGATAATTGCTCCGTGAACTGCACGGTGGCGGTATCCCGGGCAGCTCTTCCGACAAAGGCAAGGATCTCTTCGGCCTGCCTCACTGTGCAGCCTTCACGGGCAAGCAGTTCCATGATCTGCTTTGCGATCCGGCGGTTTTTTCTGGTTGCTTCCATGGCGGCTCACCTCCTTTCGCGTTTGTTTTTGCCTGTTGGTTTACTTCCTATGGGTAAATCATAAATCCAAAATATTGGATTGTCAACATTTTAAGAGTAAATTTTGGTCTGCATTTGCAGCTTTGTCATATCGCCCAATTTGCAGATATAGGAGTGAAGGCCCTTGGACCCCCTGAAAATTGTTGAAAATATACAAAGATTATGTGTCGCAAAGGGGACTACTCCAACAGTAGCGTGCCGAGAGAGTGGCGTCGGGAAGAGCTTGGTTTCCAACTTGAAAAACCGTGGCAACTGGCCTTCGGCGGAAAAACTCCATATATTAGCGGCATATCTTGGTGTAACTACGAGCG